GGCGTCGCTCTGGTGATTGTGCACAGCGTCGGCCCATACCACGTCCCAGTCCAACTGCCCGCCCGAGTCCGCAGCATGAGTGTGGGCCTCGTCGTGATGATCGTCTGTGCCCACGCCAGAGAGGTCGCTGTGAGCAACCTGCCCGCCGTCGCCTGCATCCCCACTATGATCATGGTCCGGGAGAGTATCCAGCGCGTCCGTGGGGATGTGCCCTCCGCCATCGTCATCTCCAATGATTTGGTCCGCGTCCACCATGCCGGTGAACCCATCATTCTTCGGCGCGATCTTATCGATCAATTCGATAGCCATTATGTCACCACCACCTCTGTGCTGCCCAAGTTGGCATTGGTTGAGCGGTACACGTAGTAATCCTCCGTGTAACCACTATCGTTGGTACGCGAGACAGTCTCGGGATCTTCGAAGCCGCCCTCGAAGCCACCCACGGTGAACGTGGCCGCCCCAAGCCGAGACGGGTACGCATACAGAATGTACTCACCCGCCCCTGGATTGACAGTGAAGGTTTTCACACGCGAGCCGGACAATTCATCATTGGCCAGATCTCCAATGTCGTCCGAGTCGTATCCGCTATCAGCGCTCGTGACGCCCCAGTGCCGACGATTGTAGAAAGTGACCGTCTCGTCATCCGTATCGTTTTCTCCCGCTGTAGCCGCGCTAAGTCGGAACACGATGCTGCCAGGGGCGGCGGGGTAGTTGACCGCCTCCACGCTAACAGTAGCCCCCTCATAGTCTGGCCCTCCCATATCCAAGTCGGCCACCCAGGCCGCATGGCCACTGATAATATTCACAGTCGCCGACGTGGGCGGGCCGCAGTTGTAAGAGGCCGTGAAGCTCAGTGCGCCGATTGCCTTCCAGACACCAGAGCCAATCTCCTGTGTGCTCACGCCATCGCTGAACGACGAGATATAGAACGTGAACTCGTTGGTGTCCCCAGCCGTCCCTGCGACCCAAGCAGCGCCATTCCACTTGAGCACCTTGTTATTGGCTGCACCCGACGTGTCGACATCGGACAGGTTGTCTACACTGAACGTGCCCCCGTCCCCAGCGGCGCCCGAGTGGTCGTGGTCCGGTAAATCAGTCGTGAACTCCAATGCGTCCTCGCCAGCGTTCACTCTGACTAACTTGCCGCCCTCGTCGGTGTAGGCTGCCGGCGTGTCGGTGAGGCCAGTGAATGCGGTCGCACCACTGCCACTGCCCCCCGCGCCGCCCAGGCAGCACCACTTGGAGTTCGTGGCGTCGTAGACGAACAGCAGGTGATCAGTGATGTCGTCAAGGTCGAGGTCGTCGCCACCGAGCATCCAGATATTCCCGGTGTTATGCTTGACCACCACAGTCCGGCTACCGTTCTCCGGGCGGATCACGAGCAGCTGACCGGCCGAGCCTCCATTGATCGTGTCCAGGTCATCAGAAGCGGCGTTCGACTCCGTGTCGATGCGGTGATACACCTGCGTGACGGTGATTGCACCAGTATCGATAGTCAGCTCTGTGGGGGCGTTCATGATCAGCGCTGTCAGGCCTGACAGAGATGTGCCGCCGAGGGCCGCGGTGCTGTGATCGTGCTCTTTGAGCCAGGGGCAGCTGGTGCCCTCCGTCCAAGCCGACCAGGCGGAGTACATCACGTTGTTATCACTAATCCAGCGGACGGCCCGCACCCGGAAGTAGAGCGTCTCGGCCGCGCCGCTGTCCGCCTCGTCATCCACCACGGGATAGATGTAGTAAGAGCCCCGCGTGGCCAGGGCAGTGGTTTCACTGCCATCTTCTGCTGCAGAAGTGTTGTACTGCACCTGCCAGCAGAGATCCTCGCCGGGATAGGTGTCCCAGCAAGCCAGGATGGCAGCTGGCACCCCGGTCACGGTGAAGTTGTTGGGCGGTGCCAAGATCCCCGAGTGTGACAGGTTGGACTCGTACTCACCCACGATCTTGCTCACAACCAACACACGGTCGCGGTCCTTCGTCTTGGCTACAAGCACCTGGTCGCCCGGCTGCAGGCCGGTGACGCAGGCCCCGGCGCGGCGGCACACACGCCCACCACTAAGGCGCACCGCGAGGTCATGCGTGCCACGTGGGTCTGCTGAGACAACCGTGCCCAGCACAAGTGCAGACGGAGCCTCTTGCCGGATCACCTGACGCAACAAGTCGATGTTCATAGACACTCCCTCATAGTCACATTGGATTCAAGTACTGGCGCGCCTTGTCCTTGATTGCCACGCCAGGCAGCCCGGAAGTTGATCGAGGTCACACGCCAACTCGTGCCGTCCACACTAACCACGTCCTCTGGTTCCAGGGCCGGATTCGGGGCCATTACCACGTCCTTGGTGCGAGCGCCTTCTTCAAGTTGTTCGTGCCGACGCCCCGCCTTATCGTACGTCTCGTCCTCGCTCAACGCATTCGGGTCTTGGCCTACGGCGAAGATGTGCCCCTGGGGGCCGCTGCGGAACACGTCCTTCTCGTGCATGGCACCCACCAGGCGGAAGTGGGTGGGCACAAAGATCTGCTGAGTTTCAGTAGCACTGAGCACGCGGCCGGACGGCACGGCCCAGTCCACGTCGGTCCCGGTATTACGCCACGCCTTAACTGCCCCGTCGTAGCGGCTGCGGGTCTTGATATTCTCGTAGCCAATCACCCGAGACAGGCCTGCAGATGCAGACTCCCCAGGATCTACCGAGGTCCATTCCACCAACTGGTGAAGCTGCGGGAGATGGAGATTGTCGAATGTGATCGTGTCGCTCTCATACACGGCAAAGCCCACGTGTTTACCTTGCTCCTGGTACGGCAGTGTGTGGGTCAGCAGGTGCTTGCCGTCAAACCACAGCATCACGACTATATCGTCGACCTGGTCGATGCTGGAGTAGCGCTTGGGCCAGACGGCCACGGTGACAGAGGCACTGCCCGTTTCGGCCAATGGTAGGCTGACCAACGTGGTCGCGGCGGTGTCGTCGATCTCGGACACGCCAACCGCTGTGCCGGTCCACCAGACCAGGTGGCCGTCGTAGTCATCGTCGCAGTTAAACAGGAAACCGCCCTGGTCGCCCGTCTTGTCGAAGGTGGCCACAAAGCCCAACTCGACCTCGGTCACGTGACGGATCTTGTACCACTGAGCCGCACCGCCGCCGTGGCCCTGGAGTGTCTCACTGCTATATGACCAAGTGCCTTCGTCGTCCTCGTAGGCGTCAGAGAGCGCGCCGGAAGCGTGCTGCTCCCATATCTCGTCGTCAAAGTCAGTGTCGTGGATACCCGAGAAGGCCAGGACGCGCTTCAGTGCATCTTCCTGGCTCAGCGCGGGCCTATCATCGTGACACTGTGTGATCTTGAACTCTACACTGTCAGCCATTGGTTACTCCTAGTAGAACAGTAGGGAACGTGCATTGTCATAGGGATCTGCGCCACTTGTCCGCCCAGACCAGGAACCACTCAGTGCAGTCAACAGGTTGCCAGTCTTGTCGTAGAGGCTGCCACCCTTCACCCACTTCACGATAGGCGGGTCGCTGGTGCCACCGTGGTAAACCAGGCAGCCCCGGTCTGCACCCTTGGGCCACGGTGTGAACGAGACTGGTATCGCACCGCCGACATCCTGGTCAGCCCAGGCTGTGTCTCCATCGATGAACCGGTGTCCGTCACGCCAGATGTAGCCTTTGTCAGCTGCCTCGCCGGTCTCTCGCGCGCACGTGAATAGAGCGCAAGGATGGTAGTCCGGGGGCGTACCGCAGGCCGAGTAGTTGGCCCAAATACTTTCATCAGACGACCATACCTCGGTCCAAGATGGCAGGTCGACGACAGAGTGTGCGCCTACCTGGTCATCCCAGATCGCATACAGGTGTCCGCCAACCACCGCCAGTGCCTCGGGGTGTTTGCCGTCTGAATAACGCCCGCCTTGCTCTGTGTGGACAGTCCAGGTAGAGCCCATATCCGAAGATACGATGTAGGCCGCGTGATTGTAGCTCCACACTACGGCGTCGGGGTTCCAGGTGCCACGGCCGCCGATGTAGATCGAGCCATTCCAGAATACAACTGACTGCGTGTGGATGGTTGAGTAGATGTAAGCGTGGAAGGCTTCGTAGGTGCCTTCGCCATCCGAGCCAGCGTATTCCCAGGTCAGGTCGTCACTCCACCAGGTGTTCGTAATGCCACTCGAACTGCACATGAACACCGCTGACTGCCCACTATTGGCCCGCTGAACGGCGCAGAACACGCCGGGGGTGCAAGGACAGCCAGAGCTCACGACCGCGTTGCCGCCTCCCGCTGCAGTCGCAGCGTCGCTGAATGCCTGCTGGGTAGCCACAAGCGTCCAGTCGCCAATGCGTATATCGTCGGTATAGTAGAGCCCCTCTGTATCGTCGGTGCTGGCCCAGCCGGCGAGCAGCCAGGCCGCGTAGCCGTCGCTGGCATCCTGCCACACGCGCCAGACATGACCCATCGAGGATGGCGTGATGTCAGTCCAGGCAGGATAGCTGCTGTCAAAGTCCTCTGTGACTGCGACCTGATCCTTAGACCAGGCCACCACAACGCTAGGTACGTCAGGCAGCACGTCCGGTACTACTGGGTCCCAGGGCGTGGGCTCCCAATCCCACGTCTCCTCCTCAGCATAGCCGTAACCGATTGTACCGAAACGGCCCGAGACAATGGGCACACCGCTCCACAGCTGGAGCGCCTTGGTGGACGGGAAACCAGATAGCTCACCACTCCCAGAGTCCCAGGAGAGCGCTGTCCAGGTGATCCCATCGGTGCTGGTGTAGACGTAGACCTGGCCATAGCAGACACGCGCCCATAGATAGTACCAGTTGGTCCCATTGATCGTCCAGCTCATCGCGGCCGAGGCGGCCAGCGTGGTGGCCTCGCCGCCTGATACCTTCTTCAGCCGGATCACGTCGTCGTCGGCATAGTAGGCGGCGTAGTAGAAATTGTCCTTGTCGTGCACGCGGAACGCCACGCCGGCGTATTCGCCCTTGTCAGTGTAGGTCAGCTTGAAACCGGTGCGTATCGAGCCGTTCAGCGCATCAGCGACGAATGTGCTGACCGCCAGCCCTTCCTTGTTGCGGGACACCAGCTCAAGTATGCCGCCCTGCGCTTTCCAGGAGCCCTCGTAGGGTGCGGTGTGCCGCAGCCCGCCGTAGCCCGTGCCCGTAGGATCGTTGTAGGGGTCGCGCCCGGCCTGCTGCCCTGGCCATTCCGCCGCGTGATCGGAGACGGTGCGGTTTAGCCTGCCCAGCCGGTCCTGACTACTCAGCGTGGCATTCTCACGTGCACCCTGCTCGCTCTTGCCACGGGAGACCACGTCCTCGACAGAGATCTGTATACGCAGCGGTTCACCGCCAGTCACATACCCAAGGTCATAGACAGCCTGGACACGGTCGTCAGACTGGGCCAGGGTGCCGGCCAGCTCGTCGTCCACATTAGCCAATGCAAGGTTGGTGGCACGAACCTCTGCTGCCTGGGACTCGATAGCCGTCACGTTATCGTCGATGGACAGCTCCACCGGCGTCTGGCCGGCCCAGGCGCAGCAGGGAGAGCGATACGTAGCGTCCACGCCAACCACGTAGAGATAGTCATCTCGGGGCAGGAGGACAGCCGGCGCACTCACATCCTCGTCGACGAACTCAGGGAACTCCCAGCTCAGGCCGTCCTTCGAGCACGTCACGGCCAGCTTGGTGTAGGTATGATCCCCCACGCCGCCCGCGCGAGTGTATGTCGCAAACAGGGTGCTGTTCACAAACGACAATCGCAGATCGGTTCTCGACTCCTCCACCTCTATGCGGTCGATCACGTCAATGAGTTCGTGATCAGACCAGCGATCGTTGGCTATGCGGAACGTGACGATGCCCTGCACCGCGTTCACCTCAGTTGTGACCTCGGTGCCCACGGCCCGCGAGCCGACCAACGGCGGCAGATCGGAGGCCATCACCAACAGGTCAAAGTCGGTGTAGGCCACAGCATCAAAGCCGTGGATCGGGAAAGGCCAGTAGATCTCGCTGCTGGTAGACGTCCAACTGGCATCATACTCGTAGACGTGGAAGCGGCGATTGTAGGTTGTAGCGTCCTCGGTGACGTAGTAGGCTTTGGTTGTGCTCACTGCCGCTATAGCGATTACGCCGCCCACCTCGCCCACCTCGACAGCCGCACCGAAGGCATCGGAGGTAATGTCCGCGCATTCAGTGTAGTAGATCTTGCCGTCCGTGCTGTAGTAGAACAGCCGGGCGGTAGTCCCGCTGGTGATCAGCGAGGGCGGCACGTCGGTGTCCACGTCGCTCAGATTGCAGGTGATCGAGGTCCAGGCTTCATCGCCGCCGGACTCGGAGGCCAGGCTCTCGACCTCTACGTCGGAGATGCTGCCCACGTAGGCGCGCAGCAGGTAGGTTGAGGCGATAGCCGCATCGAACAGCTCGCCGCTCCGAGTGGCGCTGGTATCGTGCGATGCCCAGACAGGGCCATATCGCTGCAATGTTAGCGCCACGGACAGATCGCCGGTGGCGGCCTGGATCGCGGTGTATTGGTCTGAGGTTAGCCCGGATTCAGCCTGGGTGATCACCTAGTACCTCCGGTCGTTGAACCAATCTTCGCACTCGCGCGTGAACCAGCCAGCGACAGCTACGCACGCCAACACAAAACAGGCTAGCCCAGCCAATGCTAATGGGTCATTCAGTAGTTCCTCTAACATTTCTTGCCTCCTATGTTACTGCGTCGTCATCGATCAGCTCAATGGTCACAAGCCAGTGCGACGCTCTTGGGTCCATGTTTGTGACCTGGCGTACCAATAAAATGCTGCGGACCACGTAGCTGGAGTCCGGCCAGATGTCTAGCGAACCGCCTCCGTCCTCATCGTCGTCGTGGTAGTTGAAAGCGTAGTAGACCGTCTTGCCGGCCATGCCAGTCAGCGCGACCATCTCAGCGTAGGTCAGCTTCATGCGCAGCTTGTCGCTCTGAAACGGGATCGGGTCGCCGCTATCGTCGGCCAGCGTGTGCACGTGGAGTTTGCCGTTCAGGGCACGCTCGACCGCGACCGGGACATTGGGTGTGTGGTCAAGCGTACCGTGCGCCACCTTGTAGGTGTCGGTGGGCGGGTTGTCCGTATCCAGGTGAATGTGATCATGCATCTCTACTGCCATCTCTTACCTCGCTTACGCCGCGTAAATCAGCGTGGACTTGGGATCGAATAAGGGTTGCCACGGATTACCTGATCATATCCTGATGCCGCCGCGCTCATCTGATTGATGCTGGACAGCATCACGTTTACAAAACCCTGCCAGTTGTTGACAAGCGGCCCGCTGGGATCGAACTGGGACGCAAACCAGGTTGTCTGTTCCTGCTGGGCCTCGGCCAGGCCGGTCATTAGATCCTGCACCGTCTGAAGCTGTTCCTGCAGCCCCTTGGCGTGCTCGATGGCGTCTATCTGCTTTTGGATCGTGAACTCCCAATACTCACGGGAGTTGGCGCGCTGTTCTTCCTGCAGTGCAAAGTTGTCCTCGTAGTATCGTTGGCTCTCCTGCAGGCGACGCCGGGACAGGCCCATCTGCTCTTCGTGGTTCCGGCGCTGCTGCTCCAGGCTCTGGCGGGACCACTGGGTGCGTTGCTCGAACCGACCGCGCTCACGCTGGAAGTCCTCCTCCGCCCACTCCCGGCGTTGGTCAAGACGGTCGTCTTGGGTATCGAGGCGGCCCATACTCGTCGCGTAGTCTATGGTGGCCCGGCCCTGCTGCTTCATCAGTGCCCTGCGCTGCCGGCCTGTGGCGTAGCGCATCTGCTCCTGGAGATCCTCCTGGCCCCAGGCGTAATGCAGAGAGGTCTGTGCACCCTGGAAGGCCAGATCCTCCTCAGACCAGTCGAGCTGGGTCATCTGGCGCTGGAAGTTGCGGCCCATGTCCTGGCGCGCCCAGGCGGTCTGGACACCCATTCGCTGCGACTGCAAGCCCCAGTTTTCGTAGAACTGCCGGTCCTGCATATCCAGCTGCTCCCGCTGGAAGCCAAAGCCGGTCATCTGGTGCTGGTATGCCAGGGCCACTTGCTCATCCTGGATCGCCCAGGTGCCACGGCCGATCTGTGGTGTGCCCTCTGGTGCCCAGCCTGGCATCCGGCCAGTGGTGTACGCATACTGCGCGCCCATAGAGGTTAGTTGCTGAGTGCGCTGGTAGCCTTGCTCGTCGCGCTGCATCCTGGTGGATAGATCTCGGAGCCCCACCTGCGTCAACGGAGCCTCTTTGCCACCCACTACCACCGTGGCCTCGCTGGCATCAATCTGGATATTGCTGGTCTCGAACGCCTTCTGGGACAGGGAGCCCATCGTGAAGCGACCAGCCTGGATCTGTCGAGCCAGGACGCCGCCGCCCCAGTTGGTGCCCACGCCCATCCCAGTATCAGGGTTGACCGTGACTTGCTCGTCCATCCCCTGCGCCAGGCCAGCTCGGGACCAGGCGAACCGATTGCCGCTGGCAAGCTGCTGGAGGTTGTAGGCATCCGGGACACTCATGCTGCGTGCGTCAATCTCAGCAAACTCGCCAGTCCTATGATACGTCTCCATCTGAAGCGGTTGCACCATCCCGGCGACCTGCGCGCGCCCCCACTGTTGCGTGGGATTCAAGTCGGCGTACCACTCTTGGAACTCGGCTTGCCGCACATCTCCCATCGGGACGCCAGAAGCAAGGGCGAGATTGGCCCCGCCGCTCGAAACCTGACCTGCCACCCCCGGCGCAAGGCGAGCCAGGCGGGCGGCAGCTTGGATGTCCGCCTTGCCCCAGTCACCAGACTCCACTGTCCGGCCAGTGGTTTGACCGTACCGGGCCAGTGCCTGATCGGCGGCCGCGGCCTTGAGGCCAAACTCAGTCTGCAGCTCCATTGAGGCATCCTGGAACGCCCGGACTGCTGGGGAGACTTCCTCGCTTGAGCCTGCCAGTGCATTGGCGGCACCACCAAGGAAGCCGCCGCGCTGTGCCCAGCTGGCCACCTGTTGGGCGCCACGTTGGACGCCCGTCAAGCCCAGCTGGCCAGCCAGCTTACCCACTCCTACAGCGCCACCAAACACAGGAGAAAAGGAGCCCATCATCCTGATCAAGTGAGCCGCCGCATCGCCGCCCGTTTCGTAGTCCTCTGGCATCAACTCGGAAGCCATCTCGGTGCCGAGCCAGAGACCACCGGCCACAGGCGCTGCCCTTGCAGCCATGCTGCCGACAAACCCGAGCTTGCCGGCCGCCCCAGCCATACCCATCCTCTTGGCTACATTGGCGGCCATATTGAGGCCCAGCGGTATGCCAGCTACGGGGCGGGCAAATTGGACGCCTCTCTCCAGTATGCCGGGGTCCATGTCGGCGTCGACGCCCCCGACCATTCGGGGTATCCACCCCCAGGTCTGCCAGGCAGCCTTGCCCATGCCGAGCTTGAAGCGTTCCATCGTAGCCTGGCCGGACATCACGTCCTGCGCCGCACCACCGTAGCCCTCGCCGATGCCCAGGCCAGCCATCGCCTGTTGCTGCTGGCCAGCGTAGGTGGCGTACTGATTCATGTCCTTGGTAACTTGGCCACCCGTGTAGTTCCAGATCCGCTGCAGGTTGAACATGCCATAAGACAGCGCACCCAGATCCCCACCCAGAAGGCCCTTGCCCTTGGGTATGTACTTGTCGAAGAAGCCGATACCCTGCGGATTGCCGAGCCCCTCTCCCATCTGGGATGGGGCCATGCCAGCATCACGGGCTACGCCCAGCAGTTCTTGCCAGCGCCCGTATTCCTCCTCAGCTTCCTTGGGCACACCGCCAGCGGCCATTCGCTCAAGCTGCTGGGCCGTAGAGACCATCTGGCCCAGGTCACGCTTGAGTTCCGGCGTCATCTTCTGGCGGCCAGCCTGGACATCGGCGACTTGTTCCTTCATCATATCGCCGTACTTGTCCAGGTTGTCGCGCGCCTCCTTCAGGGCGTCGGTGAATTTCTCTACCTGCTCTGCCGCAGAAGCCTTGCCAGTGGCCAGAGACATGGCACGCTCGACAACTGGCGCAGCGTTCTCGTATGCCGGCCCAGCGTGGGCTGCATAGGAAATCGCCTCGCGCTCGCCACGGTTGAGCGAGGTACGTTGCTGTCGGGAAGCGGACTTGAGCATCAAGCTGGTAGCCTGGCTCTGGGAAATCTTGCCCTCCGCCACCAGGCTCAGGATCTCCTCGCGTCCCGGGCGTGACTTGCCTCTCAACCGGGCAAAGTCCGAAGGCAACTCCCCTCCTTCGGCAACGCCGGCCCCCTCGAACTCGGTGAGGATCTCCTCCAGCCGCCCGCTCACGTCCTCGTCCATCCCGGACATATCCAGGATGGCTTGCATCTGGGGATCGGTTGGGCGTTTACCACTGGCAATGCCCATCAAGCCACTGAAGGCACTGCCCCTGATCCCGGCCTCAGTCAAGTCCCGGATATGCTGCGTACGCTGGTTCGGTGTTTCGATCCTATAGTCCAGCAGGTCCAACACGTCGGCCGGTGCCCACTCGCGCTTGCTTTTGGGGCCAGAGGTGAACCGGAAGCCACCCTCATCCTTCGGGTCCAGGCTCCAGCGCCAGCCCTCTGGATATTCCTCTAGGAACATGGAGTCGACATTGAACGGTAGCGGCACCTGGCCAACCACCCGGTTGCCACCGTCGTCCCCACCGTCTCCACCGCCACCCCCAGAAGGTGGCTCTACACCACCCCCGCCACCGGGCGGTCTCCCGCCACCTCCAGGAGGAGGAGGCCCAGGCGGCCTACGTGAAGGGGGGCCACCAGCACCAGGCGGGGGCGCAACCCCATGCCGCCTGGCCTTGATCTCCTCATTGGTACGCCGGGCTACTGCCAGGGGATCTTCGCGGGTTTGCCCATCGCTCACGTCCTCGATGGGACCTTGTGTTTCTGCAACAACAGCGCCGCGTACGGCCGCGGGTCGCGTGACGTAAGTACCAGTATCCTCTACTGGCGGGTTTTGAATGCCCTGCAATTCAGCCAAGGCGTCCAGGCTATTACCCAAGTCTGGCTCTTGCGCCACTGGTGTAGCTGTAGTGTCCACGCCGCGCAGCATGTGCTGCCACGGATTCTCAGGGGAAGCCAGGCGGTGGGCACGCTGCACGAGTTTGGCGATAACCGGGTTGGGCTCGCTGTACTCGCCCACGTACTGATAGGCTGCGTCGAAGCGCTCGACCAGGCCAGGACGTTCCGGCTCTGGCAAGTGCGCCTGGGGCGACATACCCTTGATGTATTTGTCGACCAGCTCGCCCTGGCGGGCCAGCCAGGAGCGAACCCTGCCGAACGTCTCGGTCACGACGTTACCACGCGACGTCGTGCGGGTCACGGCCTGACCTGGGACCGCCTCGCCTTTCCTGACAGCTTTCCAGGCAGACGCCTCCAAGCCAGCGGCCATCACCGGGGAGCGATTGTAGAGTTCTTCCAGCCCCTCCCAATTGGTGAGATCGGCACCGCCAGTCACCGAGCCATAGAGGCCCTTGCTACTGGATATAGCGCGACGCTTGTCACGGCCCTCGGGCATCGCGTCAATGTCCTGGATCTGGGCAGTGACCTGCTTCCACAGCCCCTCGTCCTTGGCCGGTGAAACCAGCATAGCCGCACGGTCCGCAGCGCCCAGTAGCTCACCATCCATACCAGGCAACGCCACAACGTCCTTAATCATATCCTCGACGTAGGGACGCATGCCTGTTTTGGGTGAGTAGCCATGCGGGACTGTCTCGCCAGTCTCAGGGTCGGTCTCCGACCAACCCAACGTAGCCATGTCGAAACGATTGATGCGGTTCAGGATGTTCTGCCACGGCTTGGGCAGCTCCTTGATGTCCAGTGCGGTCTGGTACGGCACATCCACTGGCCGGCGTGCGTGCTCTGCACCAGGATGGCCCGTGAGGCGGGACGACAGGCGACGGAAGAAAGTGTTGTAAGTGGAGCCCTTGATCATACCGCCCGTTCGCTTCTCCTCTGTGGCCGCCTGCAGCTCCGACAGCGCCAGCTCTCCCTGGTCTGCCTTGCCGCGAACCCACTTGCGCACATCTGGGAGCGTAGCGCGTTCGTCTATTTTCTCAGTGTGGCGCGCCAGCTCACCACTGATACTGCCCTCAGTGGCCATGTGCACGATGTCGTCCACGCTGCTTTGCTTACTCAGGTGCATCGCGCGCCAGTTCCCCTGGTCATCCTTCTCGTACTTGGTGGAGACCATCCGTAGGAACTCGTCAACATCCCAGTCTTTCTCTTGACCATAAGCAACGAGCTGGGAGACGCCCAGGCGACCTGCATACATCTCGTTGAGTTCCTCGGGCGAGTCAGCCATACCGCGCATCATCGCCTCGATCTCGGGGGTGTAGCCCAGGCTAATGTCAGCCTGGCCCGCATCAACGATGGGGTAGCCCACGATGTTCACGCGCGGCCCTGCCACCTTGCCCTCACGGATCTGCCGCATAAGATCTTCACGGTCCTCATCGGAGGCACCAGGTGCAATAATCATCTGCCGCAGCAGGTCCTCGCCCGCCACGTACTTGTTGGGCGATACACCCGTGACTGCGGTTGGGTGTGCGCCAATCAGATGCTTGCCAGCCTTCACGCCAATGAGGTTCATCAGCGTTTCCTTGCTCCGCGTAGAGTCCTGCATCTCCTGGTACGCACCCTCTACACGCTCTCGGCGGTACTGCTGGGCCATCTTCTCAAGCTGCTCGGGGGTGTAATCATCGGGCGTCTTGCCCTCGGGCAACCTGTCCGCTGGCAGATACGTGCTGCCTTCCTCGCGGCCCTGGGCCATCTCGGCTTCCAACATCTGGGCCATCTGGAGAGGCAGCTGGTTGAGCACGCCTTCCTGGAAGGGATAGCCGAACTGGCGCATCACCGATCGGGGATTGGGGAAGTATCGGGTTTCCCCGTCAGGGCTAGCGCCCTCCATAGCAATACCACGGTCGCCTAGCGCCTCGCCGATCACGTCCATAAGCGCGCTTTGCATCAGCTGGGGGACCTGGCCAACGTCCTCTATCCCAGCCTCGTGCAACCGCTCGATAGCCGCGTTCCGAAAGTCGCCGGCGCGGGCACGTAGTTCCTTGCCTGTCATGGCGGCCGCTGCATACGCCTGCCCTACCTCGGAATCTGGTCTCTCGTTGGCAGTCAGCGCGCCCAGGATATTGGCAGCCTCTTTCTGGTGCCGGAGACCACCACGAAACAGTTCATGGGCCAGACGGGGCTGGCGTTCGGCCACAGCTGCGAAGGTCTCGGGCTTAATGACACTGGCGCGCCCAGCAAATGCCTGAGTGGCGCGCATACCAACGTCGGCCTCGAAGCCGATGTCGAGTAATTGGGCACTGATTGCGCCCTTGGTGCCTGGCAACTGGCCCCCCCGTGCGGTGTCCGCAGTATACGCCTCGCCGGTCTCAGGATTGACCAGCTTGCCCAGGCCCAGCAACTTCTGGGTCACGGGGTCTGCCAAGTCAAAGGTCTGCGCGGGCAGCAGTCGCTCCTCCAATGGGCCATTGGGTCCTGTCAGCCAGTCCGTGAATTGCTTGCCGCTCTCTGGCCCCCACCGATCGGCGTTCTCCCCCCAGATCTCCTGGCGCATCGACTCTGGGGCTACCGACTGAATCATAGCGCCCAGCTGGAACACCTCATTGGGAGCCAGCACAAAGTCCACACCCATCTCTGTGGGCAGCGTATCGCCCGACATACCATGCTTGATCCAATGCTTGTTGGCGACCAGAGTGCCGGACGGGGCCATACCCAACGCCTGGAACTCTACCTCGGTGTATCGCTCGCCGTCCGGGCCACGACGGTGCACTGGCGTAGCCTGTTGCACCACGACCTCGCTGTAGTTCTTGCCAAAGTCGAAGCCGGTGTGGGAGCCAAATACCGGGACGCGCTCGCCGGCCCCAAACTTCTGGCCAGGCTGCACGCTGATCTCCTCTCCCTCTGGCAGACGGATGCGGCGTGTGATCTGCGTTGTAGGTCGGCCCAGGTGGGTGCCATACATACCAGCGCCCTGGGGCAGCCACTCACCAAAGGAGAGCCAGGCCCGTCCTTGCTGGACCGTCTCGGGTGTGTCAGCCATCTGGCCCAGGACGTTGGATTGCACCGTGGGCAGGTTGGGGAATGAAATACCGTGCTGCTGTGAGATCTGACTGATCCGCTTGCCAGCCTTCTTGGGATCCCCAGTGATGACGGACGTCACCATGCCGTTCTCGTCTACCCTGGCAGCGATGCCGGGCTCCTGGAGTACGTGCTGGATATTGCCTACCAGGTCGCCGCTACGGTAAATCTCCTGCGGCCCCAGGACACTCTTATCGCTGCGAGTAACCGTGCGACCTTGCTGCAGAATCTGGGCCTGGGACAGTGCGGCAGATTGCGCGCCGGCAATCAGGCGGCCGCCCCGCTTGGCTCCTGGCATCCCCTCGGGAATCGCCTCCACATCTCTGGCAGCGCGTGGCGCGTAGTAGTACATATACTGATCGCCAGGATCGCCGCGTAACTCGGACTGCCCGCCGCGGGCAATGAACTCTTGGGCAATGGGGCCGTGTAGAATCGCGCTCAGTTCGTCCTGGCCCATACCCTCGACCTGCGACCAGTTCAGCCCCGTGCGACCAAGGGCGGTGTCCACGTTCTGCGTATTGAAGCCAAACATCGCCTGGGACATCGTGTAGAGCTTCTGGCGTTGTGGCGTAGCCGCATTGACAACCTGCATCCCAGCCGGCCCAATCTCTGCACCCAGCATACCGAGTTCCACGCCGCTCATACCAGAGAGAGAGGGCAGCAAGTCGGTGGTAGCCTGGGTTGCCCCCACGCCCTGGATGGCGTTGATCAGATCGGCCTTGTTCATATCCCAGCGGCCAGTGACACCCAGTTCCTTGCCCAGGCCCAGGCGGAGTTCACGCATCGTCATTGAACCAAGCTGGGCGGGATCTCGCAGCACCTCAGCACGGGCGATCTGCTCCGGCAAGCCTCCGTAGGTCATACGGCCGACCATATCGTTCAGGGACGCATCAAAGTCGAACGGCGAACCCCCCGCATCGTACGCCTGGGGAGTCACGCCCTTCGCCAGTTCTGCGGCAGAAGTTTGCTGTTCGAGTATGCCCTGTTGGACCTTGCGCGTCACCTCGTCGGCTGACACGTCTCCGCCATACGCGGCGGCTAGTTGTGCTGCGATGCTAAGTTCCATAAGATCCCCCGCTATTGGTGTGTGGCCTGGTAACGTTGATTGGCTGCTTCGTTGAACTTGGCGATTTCATCTACACGCATACGCCCAATGGCTGCGGCTTCCAGATCTTGCATAAAGTACCAGGGCTGATCGAGAGAGCCCCCGGCACGTACGTGGCCATGCTTCTCGACCCAGAGCAACCAGTAGAGGACTGGTGGCAACTCGGGGTCAGTAGGTACACCCGGAGGCAGTTCCATACCCCGCTTGGCCTGGATGTAGAACTGCACTTCGTTAGCAATGGCATCTCGACGCGCTGCGGGGCTCTGGAAACCGTCAGCTAAAAAGGGACAGCCCAATCCCTCACTACGTCCACGACGGCCATGTGCCACTCGTAGACGATGCCAGGAGGCAGCTGGCCCAGGCGGCTCATGAACTCGCCACGCGATATTTGATCACGGGGCTCGAACTTGACGGTCTTGACAGTCTCGCCCTCGGGGTCCGTGAAGTTGACGACCAGGTTGGTTTCCACGTAGGTGAGCCAGATTTCCAGCGCCCACAGGTCGTTCAGGTTGACCTCGACCTGCTGCCGGATCACGGTGCCGTCTGGCACCAGGTTGCGCTTGGTGAGGAGCGTCGCCCGGTCGGTATCTGCTCCATAGTCTGGCGGCGTGATGCGTACGTAAGTCTCCCCGCTGGGATCGGCAACACTCAGGTAGCGGGTCTGGGCGACAGGGGTTGAAACGTCAATAGCCATTGTTGTTCTGTTATCCTCCAGGATAGAAAGTGATTGGGGAGGCCAGCCTGAGCCAGCCTCCCCAGTGGCCTGCTTAGCTTGGCCAGGTGTAATTGGCGGTCAGGTTCTCCAGCCACATACGGAACGTGTCCGTGCTGGTCTGTTCCTGGGCCACGCCGGTGAACTGAAGCGCCAGCCACCCGCCACCCACCAGCTGAGGCGGTCCGGCTGCCTGCCAGGTGAGCTCGGGGGCGTAAACGTCCAGCCGCCAGGGGTTGCTCATCCCGGTCGCGTTGCCAGGAGAACGCACGTCGAACTCGAAGGTATCGGTGTGCACGGTCGGGGACCAATCGATCAGGCCGTCAGCCTCCACGTTGCTGCCCGTGAGCAGGTCCTTGTAGAGGTCAGCGTTCTGCCACTTGTAGGTCCAGGTCACGGACAACACCTGCTGCTGCAGGATGAAGTCGTCGGGATACGGCGAGCCGATGATCATCTCCTCCTGGGGTGAGGTGTAACTGTTCACCAGGTCGATGACCAGGTTGGTCGCAGGCACCTCGACGCCGCCCAGCTTCAGCGAGCCCTGGTGCGACAGCGGCACGCTGGGGTACGATTCGTACGTGTTGCCCCAGGTCCAGGTGTCCACGCCGGTCTCGGACAGCTTGGGCTCACGGCCCACGAACGTGAACGCGCTGTTGAGGATCGCGCCAGGCGCAGCGGCCAGCCGCATACCTACGCAGCGGGCGTCCTTGACGACCTCGCCTACGTTGTCACTGGAGCCGGTCGCACCGGGGATCTCGCGCCGGAGCGACATCCACTCCATGTCGTAGTAGTTGTCGGGCGGGGTCAGGATATGCCGGGTCATCCCGGCTTCCGGCGTGTCGGCCACGTCGGAGATCTTCCCGCAGGCTGCATACATCAGCCAGCCGATGACGTTTTCCAGGCGCGGATTCATCACGGCCTGGCCAGCGCCAAAAGCCATCTGCTTGTACGCGCCAGTGGGGTGAAAGCCGCCGCCGATCTCAGGCGGGAACTGGCGGATCACCTGTTGGGGACCAACGTTGACCTGCATGGCCTTGTGGCGGTAGTACGTGGTCGCCAGCGTGCCCTTCGCAGTCTGTGGCCCATAAGCAAAGATTGATTCGCTTGCAGCAACTGTCATATCGAACCTCCATTTACGATCTTGGTGTAGACCCGGTGCCAGTCCTGCCAGTGGGTGGCCATGTCGTACCGCTGGGCATTCTTGTGACCTTGGATCTGCAGCTTACGCCGCGTAAATCTGTCCTCGATCAGTTTGCGGATTCCGGCATCCCACGCCTCTGGGGTATGGTCGACCAGCAGCCCATTGTGACGGTTCTGGACGGTGCCGCGGTAGACCGCACACTTGCTGGCGATCACCGCACAGCCGCCCATCTGTTTCCCAACAGGCCGGGCCGCGCACCACCCCTCAATCGCCTTGATTGGCGACTTGCTGGCGTTGAACGGGTCATCGGGTATGAGCGGGGCACACAGGATGTCTGCCTGGGCCAGGATGCCTGGATATGCCGTGTACTTGACCGGCGCGACGGTCTCAGCGCCGGCGTTCACCAGGTACTCGGACGTGATGCCTGCCACCAGGAACTTGACGTGTGGGTAGTCGGCCAGGATGCCAGGGATGACATCCTGAAGAACCATCCAGTCCTGGTAGTGGGACTTGGTGCCGGCCAGCATCACGACGAGCTTGTCCGAGAAAGGCCGCTGGGCTGCCTGGGCCGTGCTGGCAAACCAAGCGCGGTCGATGGCGTTCGGGATGACGTGGACAGGTATGCGCCCGCCCGTCTCCTCCCGGACTCGCTTGGCCAGTGCTAGTGTGGACACGGTGATGGCGTCTACGTGTTGGATGTAGGGCTCCCAGGTGCGACTCTCGATAAGGTCCGCCTGCCTGTAGCGCCCGCTGTAGTCATCGTCGGTCTCATAGACTACCCTGGCCCCACGGCACTTGAGCGCCGCGATTAGCGACTGCCCTGCACCAGGGTCCGCAGAGATTGTCCGATGCAGAACTACGATGTCGTTGCCGAACACGGTATCCGTATCATCTGCACGCAGATGGGCTGCCGCTTCGTTCACGGTCATCCACCCGCAGCGTGTCTCGCTCTCGTTGTTTAAGTACGTGTAGGGCAACGTGATTCGATAGACCTCTACCGCGCCTATCTGGTCTCGTTGACCAAAGAGCCCAAGGACTCTCATTCCCGCTCTGTCTGGACTTGAACCCACACTGCTCCTTCCCAGATATAGTCGTCGTCCGGGCCACCTGTCGCCACAGCGTGTGACTTGGCCACGTGGGACTCCAGGGCTGTCTCGCCCAGGGCGTCCTGCAGGCCACCGCACTTCCAGCCGTGGAGGTTGGTCGCCCGGTAGGATTCACAGTACTTCTCAAGCATCGCCCGGAACAGGTTGCCCAGCCGTGTTGCTTCTGCCTCGGCTTGGTCCGAGTAGATGAAGAAAACTTTGAACGAGACCTTGAACCGCCTCCACCACACCCGGCCGCCGCCGATCTCGTACGGGTAGCCTATCGCCAGGCTCAAGTTCGTCGCCGAGCTGTCCACCGAGCTGGCTACCGAGTGCTTCCAGCCATCGGACAGGTCGTCCGGGTCGTGCGGCTGGATAGCGATGTGCGCCGATGGAATTGACAGATCGTCGCTCAATTCCGTAGGGTCATCCTGCAGCCGGCCGAGCTTGATTAGGCATGGCGCGAGGGTACGTGCAACACCCTCGGAGTCTGTGTAGGCCAACAGCGTCGCGTATTCATCCGGGATGCCGTCGATCATCTTGTCCTGCAGGTGGGCCTTGAGACTCACCATCAAGTCGTTGACGATTTCGCCCATAGGTCTCCTACTTGTAGTAGCGCGACTCGTGCGGCTGCAGCTTGGTGTACTGCGGTGGCTGATGAGCAGCCAGGATCTCGTAGTACCGCTTCATGTAGTGCTCCGCCAGGCGTAATAGCGGGTTGTCCTCGGGATCGCCTGATTCGCGCTTGGACTTGTACTGCCCCAGCTTGCTGGCCTTGGCCGAGCCGGGCTCCAGCGCCTCCGCGCACACGTAGTGCTTGATGGCGCTGCGAGCCCAGCGCGGCACTGAGATAGTAGAGCTGTCGTTCTCCACCTCGGCGTAGTAGGCAACGTAGTGGACCGTGACCGCCTGGCTGGCTGTCGGGATGCGGGAGAAGGAGATCTTCCCCTGCGGCCACAGGATGTAGCCAAGCGGCTTAGACGAGGTGGATCGTGTCGAGTTAGGCCATGCCTTGCCAGGCCAGTATTCCAGTCGCGCGAGCCACGTATTTTCTTCCCAGTGCACTGCGTAGACACCAGCGCCTTCCTCCTCGATGATATCACCGGGAAGGTCGAACTCATAGGTTGTTCCATCTCCCGTGAGATCGAAGTCAGACGCAACGCCCGTGTGCGCGGCGGCGAATGCCTCCAGCGCATCGTTCACGGCGTCCAGCAGCAAGGTCTCGGAGTACGTCCGGTAAGACGCATCGTCGAGCTTGCGTGCAATCTGAGCTTTGAACGTGGCCCACGTAACTGATGCCATAGCGCACCTCGCAGGCTAGAGGTTCACAACCTGGCCCAGCTTGCGGATCGGGCCAGCGTGGAAGTAGACCTCGAACCGGTTCGGGTACATCTGCTGGTACTTCATCCGGGCGTCCCAGGCGAACCGGTAGATGGACTGCGTGTCATCGATCGGGGGCGGGTTGTAGGTCTGAGGCGGTTGCAGCACGCCGGCGACCACGCCGCGCGGCCCCTTCATGAACACGGTCGCGTGGATCGGACGGGCGTTGGTCACGTACCCATAGACGGTGCCACCCAGGTCGGTCTGGAAGTAATCGACGGTGATGGGCTCGGTGAACACCAGCTTGCCGGTATCAACGCTGTAGATCTCGCGGGTGATCATCTTCGGGTCCGTGAACAACACGCCATTGGTAGCCTTGTACTTGCTATCCAGCGCGCTGTCCCAGGTCGATGCGTCACCCGAGCGATGCACGTGCAGCGTCACGACGTCGCCAGCCTCGAAGCCGGACGAATCGGCTACCGAGATGTAGTGCGTGGCGTCGCTCTGGCCAACCTGCCACACGCCCTCAACCTTCGTGGTCGCGGGGTCAGGAGCGCCGTCGCCCAGAGTGATGCTGGCCGCAATCGTGGTCTGGTGCAGGACCTCGCCACAGTTCCACAACGTCACGGTCGGGTGCTGCGCGAAGCGGACACCCTCGTACTCGCCGATCTCATAGTTGAGCATCCGGCGATTGTCCGTGTACTTCAACCGGGAGATGAACTCGCCACTGTCGCTGTCCTTGATCGTGTAGACCGCGGACGGCGAAGCGATACCCACGATGGGGTTCTGCACCGGGTCGGGCTCAAAGTCCGCGCCCAAGTGCACCGCGCGAGCGATGCCCAGGTCGAAGGTGTCGGTCTTGCTCAGGGATCCAAAGTCGCTGGCGCTTCCGGCGAACATGACCGTGGTCTTGTTCAAGAAAGCGTTCCGAGCCAGCAGGTCCAGGGAGCCCACCATGTGCGGAGCCAAACGGCTGGAGACGATGCGACGCAGGCCAGCCTGCGCGTTTTCCTTCCAGTACGTGATCAAATCATCGTACTTATGCATCATCACTTTGTCGCCGTAGTAGGCCGCGGTGATTTCCAGCTGTCTGGAATCCATGTAGAGCTGGGGCAGCCAGATCTGGCGCGTGCTCAGCTCAGCGATGTTCGGCTCAGGGTCGAGCACCTGGGTGAACACCATCTTGCCCGTCCGCTGGGCGGCCAGATTGACGCCGAACGTCACCAGGCCGTAGAACAGGGACGACTGCCGGTACGCTTCCAAAAGCTCCGGCACGTATACGGTTCTTTGGTTCTTGTCGAAGTCCTCCCACGGCGTATCGCCGTAGGCGGTATCGAGGAACCCACTGGATACTGATGCCATAATCGTTCCTCCTAAAGGATATGTTTATGCTGGGATGCAGAGGAACGAGCCCGCAAGACTACCCATTCGGGATAGTCTGAGCGGCGTACCACTGCTCCTTCAGCTCGTTGTACTTTCCCATGTCATCTGCACGCAGAGCGGTCATCATGTCCTGATGCAGTGCATCCAAGCTGGTCGTGCCACCGGACGGTGGCGAACTGGGCGGCTTGACTCCCTGGGCCATCTGCTCAAACTGCGCCTGGGCGGCCGCAGCCGACTGCGTAGTCATCGTCTGGTTCAGCTGCCCCAGCTTGGCTTCAAAGTCCTCCATGCTGTCAGCCTGGGGCAACGCGCCGGCCTCCACGAGCGGGGCCAGCGCCGGGAACTTGGCGGCAACCAGCTTGACGCGCTCGACCTCGGCCTGCGTGGCCGCGAGCTGCGCCTCAAGATCCTGTTTCACGCCATCTGCCGCGGTAGCCTTCTGCCGCAGAAGCTCCAGTTCCTCGGCCACGCCGGTGTCCTTGCCCTGGAGTGCCTCCAGTTGCTCGGTCAGGGCGGCCTTCTCGCCTTGCTCGACGGCCAACTGCTGGGTCAACCACGCCGTGCGCTTGTCCAGTCCTGCCTGAATGCTCTTTTGCTCTGCCAACTGCGATTGGAGAGCCGCGACCTTGTCGGCACCAGCCGTTGGTGCAGGAGCACCGTCCGAAGTGCCGGGGGCCTGGGCGTTATCGCTTACTCCCTCGGTTCCGGGCGTTGTATCCTGCCCTTGTCCAGTGATTTCGTCGGCCATGCTCATTCCTCCTTAGAGATAGATGGTTGCGGCTGGGATGGCCTGTTCAGCCCCGCTTGCTCGCCCTGCGCGCCGGTCCCCCCGAAGGGGTTGGCATTCATGGGCATCTGCGTGGAGGCTGTGTACTCCATCCAAGCCTTAATCAAGTTCATTTCCGTCTGGATGTCACGAATGTCACCCATCCGGTTCAATGCTGTTTCGGGTGCGACGAGCCCTGAGTTGATGCGCATGATCATCTCGTTCACCAGCTGGTCGTGGTCGCGCGGCATAATCGGCGCCCACTCCTGCCAGATACGCATCTTGTTCAGGTCATCGCGGGTAATTGTGCGGCCACCGCCAACGTCCAGGCCCTTCTCGGCTGCGATCAGCAAGATCAGGCGCGCCAGGCGGTTCAGGCCGGCAGTCCACAACGTGCGCTCCTGACGCATGTGCACCAGGAGGGGAAGCGCCCGTAGCGCCAGGGTCAGCGAGGACCGCTGGCTCCCCTCGTCGATGCCATACAGCACCGGGGGCGTGTATGCCTCGGTGCGGGCGATGTTGAGCAAATCCAGCGCCCAGGTCACAGTCGTGTTGTCCGTCGTCACACCGTTGGGGTAGACAATCTCGGGCGGGTCCATCCCCGGAGCGGCCTGGCCCAGGTTCAAGAGCGGCACGCCGTGACTCATCCGGTTGACCGTGATCTTGCGGGTATTCTTGATCGCCGGCATCATTCGGGCGTTCTCGCTCACGATGTCACCCACGTCGGCGAGACGCTCGTTGATCTCCTGGGCGATCTCTTGCTTCCCGTGCAGGAGAGAAATTCCGTAAAATTCGCCGGCGCGGAGGTGGGGGATGTACGTGTAAGGCACCTGGCCGCCCAGCGGAACGCCGGTCATGTGCAAGCCGCCCCAGCTAATCTGGTGGCCCTCCACGGTGATCTCGTAGTGATCTCCCCGCCACCACTCCTGGTAAAGTGCGTTTTCGTAGGATGCGTCGACGCCATACAACAGCTTGGCCTGTCGCCGGGTGATCTCGTAGCACACGAACGTCTCGGGTAGCTCCCAGTGGCGCGTAGGCGCGGGCACCGGAAAGAAGTACTCCGGGAGCACGTGCTCAAGCCGGATCGGCAGCTGGCCGTCCGCCTCGCGCGAGGGGTCATAGAACGCACCAAAGATGCAGCCGCCAAGGATCTGCGAGATCAGGCCCGCCTCCTGCTGGAGGGCGCGCCCGTCGTTCTCGTACCACACGCGGTTGAGAAAGTCGCTCAGAATGGCCCCCAGCTCGCGGTCTGCCTCCGGCGTCTCGCGGCCCCAGGGCTCCACAACGGCCTCGACCAACGGGTCATTGCCGTCCTGGACCTCGCCGAACAGGAAGCCGGCGTGTAGCAGGCACGGCATGTTGTACGGGTTCAGCCTCAGCGGGTACTTGAGGGAGGTGTCTGTGTCAGACACAGTAGAGTCGAGCCAGCCGCCATCGAAGTGACGCCAGTACTCCCAGTACTTGCTCCGCTGCGAGGCCCAATCCGCCGTGGGGTAGTCCCCAGGCGCTTGCGTCTCAGGATCACGAGAAAAGACAACGCGATCTGCCATTAGCCTTCTTTCGCAACTGCGATAGTGATCGTCCCACCAGACCGGTCTGGTATGTGGGTGGGCAGCTCTTTCCATTGCCGCGTGAGCTGGTCAAAGACTTGGATACCGTGCTCGGTGATCCTGATCCCAAAGCGGGATAAGCTACCGCTCTCGCGGCGCTGGTAGAGCGCTCCTCTTTTGCCGATGTAGAAACCGTGTTCTGTATTCATAGGTAAACAAAAAAAGAGGCCGGTCGCCGAAGCGACCAGCCTCTACTTTCATGCGTCTGCAGATAGCAGATGACTGTCCTGTACTATAGGTGCGCCCGTGGCATTTGCGTCACAAAGCTACGGGCTGCTGTTCGATTGAAAGCATTGTACCATACTTAGGGCCTGCCGCGCCAGGGTTTTGAGCGACTTTTTTCGGACTTCTGAGGCAGAAAGCTCCGGTCCCACTATAGAGATCTTCACAACGTGCCCGCCATGCACCGAAACCAGCCAGCGGCCCTGGTTTTTGAGCACTTCCTCGAAAAATGCCGCGTCTCTGGGGTCCATTAGCGGTTCCTCCCAGCATTGCGTATGTGACGCGGGTTATCGCTGCGGTGTCTATGGTACGGCCCGTCCTCCTCGACGATTTCGAGTTCGTTCTCGTCGTCGGCATTCTCAGCCTCGTCGATCACAAACAGGCGGTTCAGTACATCACCGGCCATAAAGAGCGTAGAGGCAATGTCCTGGCGTAGCTTGGAGTCCGGCATCCGCCAGCCACCCAACTGGAGCCAGATCCCCTGGATGCCCTTGGGCATGAGCAAGAGTTGCTTGCCCAAGATCAGCTTGAGGGCCACGACCATGCGCATCTTGTTGCTATTGACCTGGATGCCTTCCATCAACAGGCCCTTCTGGGCGAACACTAGCTCATCGAAGCCCTTCTGGATACCCGTGGCGTCGAAGGCTGAGTAGATGGGCTTGTATGCCTTGTACCATTCCTCCATCCGGTTGATGAAAGGCCAGTAGGAGCCGTGGCCATCCACCCAGTCGAAGGCGACCAGTTCGGCTGGCACATACGGGAAGCCCGTTACCCGGATCACCATGATCGCGGCGCTGTTACGGTCGGGCGGGCTGTTCTGACCGGGATCGCCGATCAGGACGTAGCGGTCGAACTCTGTGGGCGGGGTGATCCACCTCACGACGCCAGCGCGGCGCATTTCCTCTTTCTCGTAGCCGGGCAACCCGTTGGCACGTGCATTCTCCATCACGTCATCCAACGCGAGGCACTGACATGGCCCCAGTAGTGCCGGTGTGAACTCCTTGCCCTTGGGCAGCGGCCGCTCGTTCATCAGGAGTTGCTTGCGCTTGTCCGGGTCGGTGATTCGGCGCTTGATAGCCTTCAGCTGCTCCTTGGTGATCAGCGGGTTATCATAGATTGTCAGGCCGATAGACAGATAGTCATCGGGTAGCTCCTCCACCTGGTCGAAGCGTTCCCACAGCGCCGGGTCGTAGCCGGCGTTGGCCAGGACGATCAGCTTGCCCATCCGGGCACGGCCACCCGCCTGGCCACGCATACGAGTGCCCAGGTTGCCCATGACCTCCTCCAGGTCGGTGTTTGCCAGGTGCATCTTGTCTGACTCGTCGATGACGATCACGTCGCCGGACCAGGAGTAGATCTTGCCGCCGTTCTCATCGGCGGACATGAACTCCAGAGTAGAGCCGTTGTAGTAGGTGATTTTGGGATACGGGCGCTCGACAAACTTGACGATAAAGTTGTGGCCATGGCGGGGCGTGCTATCTCGGTTCTCCCAGTCCAGCAACTCCATCCTGATGGCATCAAACATCTGCTTGGCCTGCCAGCCTACAGGGGCCACGTTCATTGCCTTGAACCCTGGGATCATGCAGGCCCAGTAATTCAGGGCGGCACCCATGCCCAGCGTCTTGCCGGTCCCGACCGCAGCGATGACCGTGGCATCTAGCCGGTTATCGTGCGCCAGGACCGCCTGCCAGGAGAGAGGGACCCACGGTACGTAATCCCCGCGTTCCCGATCCAAGTCCCACTCGTCTGGATTTACTCGGTCGTCCCACTCTGGCGAGAAGATGTTGGTCACGATCTCCCGATTATTCCACACCAGGTCCCAACGGGGAGTACCATTGATCGGCGCGTGGTAGTGGGAAGTGAACGTGGCGAAGCCGCCTGTCTCCAACTTGGAGGCGGCTTCCATGATTTGCACATCAGTTTTAGTTAGCTTGTAGCGCCGTAATCCCATACCTACTCCTGTATCACAACGTCGCGCCCGGCAGCGAACTGCCCGGCGTGCGCCTCACACATCAGCAAGTCAATCGCGCCGTTGTCGAGGTGTTTGATCCGGCAACCGCAGGAGGGGGCGTCAACCTGGTCGGCCGTCGCCTCCTTGACCAGGGCCAGAAACAGGGCGGCATAGTTCCGCAGGTCGTGCACGCGGCCCTCGATGCTCTCCTCGGATTGCTCGTGGCCAACCGCGGCGTAGGACGCCAGGGAGGCAAAGTGCTTATACATATAGACCATGCAGACCTGTAACGGCGTGAGGCCCAGAAACTCTGCGCACACCTTGAAGTTACGCAGCGCATCCTCGTCACCCTGGGCATACTCGCGGCCCTTGGTCAGGTTGATCTCGTTCTCCGCCGTGACCAGTCCTTCGACCAGCTTGAGATAGTCATCGCGTACCATCAAGCCACCTCGTAGATCGTCTCAAGGGCGTCAATTTTGTCATTCCACTGCAAGCAGTGCTCTGCATATTGCAGACACCCGGCTTCCAGATTACGCCGCGTAATTTCGTCCTCCATCATCTGCTGGGCAGCCGAGAGGACATCGTCGTAGTTGTACCCTGCCAGCAAGCAGTTCACCCCGTGGTGCAGGTCGTCATCACCTTCTATGATCCCACGGACACAGGTCGTGCCGCAAGACATCGCCTCCACTGGCGCGCAGGCCCGCCCCTCGTACTTGCTGGCCTTGAGCAGGAACAGGCAGCTGGAGTACATCTGGCGCATTTGCTCAGTGGCGGGCACCAG